TTGCGTGCATACTTGAGCGTCATCGACTTTCCACCAATCACAAACACCGTCTCCATCTGATATTAAAAAATAAAATTATAGATTAAGGAGAGGGATGCGTGTTAGCCCAAGGGCTTTTCAGATTGATCCTGATCACGCCATAAGCACGATATCCCTGGGTATTTCTGTATATCAGAGCTACGAAAATAGAAGAACCTTAAAGTTATTAAAGAGGATCCACAGATATGGTTTCGTGCAGAACTTAAAGAATAAAGGTGTCGTGAGATTAGATGGAAGTTCATTATCACGACGCGGCAAAACTATTGATCGAGAAAATGGCTCCGATAGACTACTTTGACGTCGTGGTAATCACACCAGAAAATGCAAATAAACGAATAAGAGAACACGAAACTCGCTATTTGTTTACCGGAAGACGGTGGTTTTTACTTTTCATAGAAGAATATAAAGATTATAAAAATTTATACGACTTCAATGAAAATGTTGATGAATCTGGATGTGTATGTTTTGGAGATCTAAATATGCTTGTAGAGTTTCTATATGATGAAATTAAAGAATATGAAAAAGATAAGGATGAGTTTATGAATTGGCGTCTTGTGGATTCACCGCCGATACAAATTCCTCCAGAGTATGAAAGTAGCGTTTCACATCCTTGTTGAATCGCTTATCCTTTTTTATTTTTTCCTGATCTTCGTTGGACCATAGCCACGCGAGGTTGGATTTTGAATACTTAGTGTCCCTTTGATTGGGTGTGGGCTTGCGGGGTCGGATGATCTCTTTCTTTTTCTGTTCAGGTTCAGGCTTTTGTTGACCTATGTAAGCCAGTGCCTGCATCACCGTATCGGCAAGGTCGTCCTTCTTTTTATGGTTATTAAAGAAATCAAGCCAAGAAGAATTAAGTGAATTCGTCGTGACCCATTTGCGGGCACGTTCGATGGCGGTGTTCTTTCGTTTGATGTATTGCTTTCTTCCGGGTCCGACGACATCTGGGATCTTATATTTAGCATCAAAAACAATTGTGTCTAAACCACGCCCGCAGAAGAATCCATGCAGGTAGTGTTCGATAGCCTTCATCTTCTTGTTTCGGTCCGGCTGTCTCTCAATCACGACGGTCTTGGCATCCCTTAGCCACTCCCTCCTATCCAAATGTTCTTTCAGAGCGGGCAACAGCCCACCCTGCCTCTCTGAAGGAACACTTGCAACTTCCCACTCGATGATTCGCTTCGTGTCGAAATCAATAAAACACATTGCTAAATTCTTAATTCCCACATCTATACTTATGATCATCTTATTAAAGAATAAGCGATCGTCTTCTTTAATTAAATGGGATGATATGTTGTTGGTGGTGTTGTCATGGAATTGATTCACAGATCTTACACCTACCATACAAATACGACGCCAAGGTAGACCGCTTTTCTATGATGGGTCAGTTCTGTTCGTGGGAGTGCATGAAAGCGTGGAACATGGATAGTAAAAATATTCGCGCTGCGGAAATAAATCAGTTCATTACACTTTACAAGAAACGTGTAGTGGGTAAAATTACAAAGACTAAACCTGCACCTTCTCGTTACGCATTGGAACTTTTTGGCGGAAGCATGAGTATAAGCGAATTTAGAAGTGGTGCAAAAAACGTATGGATTCAACTACCCAACAGCAATTATTATCCTTTGATTATCAATAAATATAAAGAAATTACATCTAAAGAGAAGAGAAAAGAAAGTATTATAATAACAGAAGAATCCAAAATTGATGATATAAATAGTTCAGAATCAACTACAGATGATTTAAGATTAAAACGACCGATCCCACTCAAGAAAGCAAAGAATAACTTGGAGACTCTGATGGGATTAAAGAAGAGAATCAAAGAATAATAAATGTGGTATGAACCAGAGACAGAATATGATATCCGTTTAGTCAGCATGGATCGATTAATGATGACACCTGCGATAATTAGGGCAGTGAAAAGGGCTGGCGTCAGACTAAAGGAAAAGGATTTCGAGATGGATCCTTATCCGGCACCGACACCGCTAAGGGAAGACATAGCCAAGTTGGACTTTTTCGAGGGAACGCCGGTGAGGGTCAAGGAGCAGGGTGACTTTTACAGCATCGTCGACGGACGTCACCGGGTCGCGGCGATGCTCTGTAAAAAATTCAAGCAGATTTCAGTCGAAGTCGTTTCTGATAATTAATGTCACGTTATACTAATATGTCTTTGTTCAATGCTATTAGAAATAGAAACGTCAATGCCACAAGGAAACTCCTGAACAATGGTGTAAACGTCAACCAGGAGGATAAGGAAGGAAATACGCCTCTGTACAGAGCGTCTGAGATGGGTCACACGGAGGCGGTGAAGTTACTTTTGAGCAAGGGTGCCGATGTCAACAAGGCGAAAAAGGACGGAGATACGCCTCTGACCATAGCGTCCTATGAGGGTCACACGGAGATCGTGAAATTGCTCTTGGCGAAGGGAGCCGACATCAACAAGGTGGATAAGGATGGTGAAACAGCTCTGTATGTGGCTTCCGAAGGAAATCACTTTGATATTGTGGAAATGCTTAGAAAGGCAGGTGCCAATGTCAACAAGGCGGACAATCGCGGACGGACGCCTCTGTATGTGGCTTCGAGGGAGGGTAATGTGTCGTCAGTAAGAGAATTGTTAAAATCCAAGAACGTCCAAGTGGACAAAGTGGATAAAGACGGATGGACGCCTCTCATGATCGCATCCCAATTCGGCGCACCTTTGTGCGCAAGGGTGTTATTGAAAGCAGGCGCCAACGTTAACAAGGCGAAGCCGGACGGAGTTACAGCTCTTCACGTTGCCTCATTCAATGATCAAGAGGATGTGGTAAAAGAGCTTTTGGCTGCGAAGGATGTCGATGCTTTCAAGAAAAATGAAGATGGAAATACCGCACTGGATGATGCAAAGTCCGAAGCCGTTAAGAAACTACTGAGGAAAGCCATGGGACTTGCGACCCCGTGGAGAAACATGAACAACGAGCAGAGACGGGGTATGAAGCCCATTCTCCTCAAGCGCATGATCGCCAAGGGTTTTAAGAATGGAAAAAATGCGACCTTCACCGAACCCATCATATATGCGAACTACAGTTACAGAACTTTGAAACCTGTGAACAACAAAAATAAAAATATTACTTCATTCGGTCTGGTGATCGATGACAAGAACAATGTCAAGTCTATCCTTGATTTGGAAGGGGCTACGCGGGCTATGAGAAATGTCCGCGAGAGAGCGAATCGCGAGGGAAAGACGGTGAAGCAGCCGCTGCCCGGTGTCATATTCGAAAACTGGTCTCTCGTGAATTTCACTCCTGAGGAATACTTTAAGGTGATGAAAGATTTGCAGAAGCTAACTGCCATCGCCAAAAGCGCAAGGACCCGCAAGAATCTTAAATCTGGCAGGATGAATCGGATCGAGAGAAATCAAAAAAAGACCGCTAAAATCGCAAATCTTCGATCCATGATTCGAAAGACACAGGGGGAAATAAACAATTTAATGTAACTTCTTGTGCTTAGCGATGAAAGCCTTCTCTTCCTTGGTGAGGCTCTTATTTCTCATGGCAACCACCTGCTTGAACAGAGGGTTTCCACGGGGTTCGTCCCACGTGCCGCGCATGGCATAGTACTCGGCGGTCTCTGGTGACTTCCAGGCTGGCGTACCATCCTTTAACGGGATAGCCTTGTGTGACGTGGTGTACCGGTATCGTTTCTTCTCAGCATACTCGGGGTCTACCCTCGACCACAGATCGTAGTCGCCGTAGCCTGCCTGTCCAAAGTAGATGGTTTGACCCTTGGGTGACTTGGCCATGAACTTCTTGACTGGGTAGGAGCTTCGTTCGACCTTCGCCATATATAATTTCCCAGGATAATAATAAGAATGAATCTTTACTTCATCGCATTTCTGATTGCTCTGGTGTTCATCATCAGTTACAAGCCTGGTTCCGGAACACTCCAGAAGTGGTTCGGCGTCAAGGAAGGATATGGTAGTTACGAAATGATGGAGGAGCCCGATGTCATGGCGCCTAGTTACAAGGTCACCAGCCGCGACGAGATTAACGCGCGAGAACTGGATAATATTTTTGGCATTCAACGATAAATGCTTAATTCTTTCATGAACAAGGAAATGATCTTGATGGCGCTCGTGGCTTTTCTTATTATCGCGACTGCATATCTTTATATGGAGACCCGTTGGCTGAAAACATCTCTTTATGCCCTCGAGGATGGTATTCGTACCCCCGTGGCTCCTGACGTGGAAGAGGAACATAATAAAGAAGAGGAACAAGAAGAAGTAAATGGATCAACAGACGCATAAAGCGATCACTGTCCTAGTTGCACCTTGTGAAGAAGAAACACGATATTTGACTGTGTGTGATAAGAGGTGGGACGACTGGACATTTGTGACTGGAGGATGTAGAAAACGCGAGATTGGATGGCCAATCCGAACGGCGCTAAGGGAACTCGAGGAAGAAAGTCGTGGTGTCATAGCCATTTCAGAAGGTTTTTATAGATATTTTTATTTTGAAGATGCCGAAAATCCAGGGATCATCTATCATGTGTTTGTGATTGAAACCTATATCCCCAGGGAGACACAACTCAATATGGTGGAGCGATTTAATCGGGAGAAGGAAATCACGGAAGAACGCAAGAGAAATCGTCAGTCTATCCGAAGGACCTACGACGAGAACAAGTACATGTCATTTGACACCATGAAAGAGTTTCAATCTAAAGCCAAGTGGTCGCTCATCGAAAATCAAGTTTTAGCGAATGACGACTTCCATCGCGCGCTGAATCCCTCGTTTCCAAAAATCCCTTTTAATATAAGGAGAAACAGATGCGAAAGTCAAAACAGGAACGCATCACCGAATTGAGGAATCTATTGGATCTTGATCCCGAGGATATCGAGTCCGAGGAAGCCAAGCGAATTCAGGAGCTCACGGAAGAAGAAGTTGTAGGCGAGATCTATCTTCTTAAAAAATATGGACCCAAAAAGGACAAAGACGAAATGACAGTATACTGTAATATGATGTAGGCTTAAAAACAAAAAACCATAGTAATCCAGAAGACTTCCATGAGTTTCAAAGACGAATGCGAGCGACTTGGATGGTGGTTCCGAACCAAACCGGCCGGAACCATGATTACTCACACACTGATGAACGGATCTGGCGTACTTATCGTCCCCCTTCAGCAGCGCGAGAGATTTTACGAAATATGTATGAAGTGTCTATCAAATCATGAAAAGTTATTTATGGTTGAGCAGACCAAAAGTTCGGACAGATTCAGAATGTTTTTGGACATCGATTACGTGACGAATGAAGACCAGGGCGCAGTCACCGATGAATCGATAAAGCGGTGGGCGATTCATCTTTATATGGCCTTTCCGTCACTGGGTCCGGTATTGGTTTCCACGTGTACCCGAAGACAGGGGGATGATTTCAAAAATGGTATTCACATGTCGTGGCCTCAGGTGACCGTCACAACAGCTTCTGCGCTGAATATCCTGAGTCGAATAACCACCGCCCTTGTTGACTACGACGCCGACGTTCCATGGAGTACAGTTCTGGACAAGTCCGTTTTCAAGACCGGTCTAAGAACAATCTGGTCATACAAGATGAAACGGGACACCAAGGAAATTGTTATTCCTTACGTTCCAAGATTCGAGGTGACCAAAGATGGCGTAAATGAAATTCCACAGAAAAATCCATCGGCATCGTTGTTCGAGCGCTTCTCCATTCTCCCTCATGGGAACGAACGTGATCACTTTGGTGGAAGTGAGACTATCATTTCGGGGGCAAGTACAAATGACGAACTTCTCAAGTGGATTCAGGGTATGTACCCAAGGCATGACGTGAAGCGCATAGACAAGGTCATTCCAAAGAAGACTCACTGGGTCATCGCAACTCAGAGTAAATATTGTGAATTCGTCGAGCGAGAACACAAGGGGAATCATGGTTGGTTTCTAGTCGACAAAGAATCCAAGACCGTACTCTTCAAGTGTCACGACGAAGATCACAAAAATCGCAACGGTCACAAGTACATGGTCCACCCCAGAATAATAAAATATCTGCAAGGATTAAACAAGGTATGATTACTATTCTTCTCATCATAGGATTTTCTATTTTATTCATTCTAGGACGGCGATCTACGTACGCTAAACCGTCGAGTCCGAACTTGTGGAAGCCGATAGAAGATTTGCTTCCAAACCTTTCCAGGTTTCGGGATTTAGATTCGGTTACATATGAAAAATTTATGGAAAATCTCAACTTGGCAAAAAAGGAAATGATAAACCCAGACATTACAATTATCAGAGGATCCAATTTGGAGAGAAGTGGTATGTATCTCAGACGCGCGGTTGATGATTTTTCGTCTCTGTCGATTTCCTTGCCATCGGGAGATTCTGTTTATCATGACGAAATCGCCGAACTGGCGGCAAATCTCGCTATTACAGGAGAAAAAGTCTTAATGGAGGCTGCTATGGAAACTAAGCAAACTTTCACTCCTCGTCTATTAAATGCGCTTATTGATTAAAAAAACAATCCCGTTCGTTTAATAATGGAAACAAGAACTCGTTCCGGACGTGTCGTCAAGAAACCAGAGATCTACACTCCCGATGAAGTGGTCGAAGACGATTTCAGTGAATCGGATTATGATTCAGACAACGATGGATCAGATATTGAGTCTATCCGTACAGATGAAAGTGAACAAGAAGATGATGACGACCTTGACGGATTCGTTGTTCCCGACGACGAGGACGAAACAGAAGACGAAGAGTACAGCAGTGAAGAGGATGACTAGGGTGCGTTCAGTCAAACTATTAAAAACATACATTCATATTAAATCCTTCCCAATGGAAGTAGCGGTCGAAAGTAATATACCACAGGGATTTGATATGGATGATGGGGGTGCGGCTCCCATCTATAGACCTAACGATATTCCTATTGAACAAGAGAATCACGACGAACAAGAGGAGGAACAAGTTCAGCCGATTTATTATGAAGTTCCAATGCCTAAACATCAGGAACATCACCAGCCAGAAATCATTTATCAACAGGCTCCACCTCAATCGGAGACTATGTTCTCTGGAATAAGTCCTCTCGTATGGATGGTCATCATCTTTGTTGCTTTCATTCTTGGTTTTTTCATGGGGATGGGTGCAGGTGGAAGGAATAGTGGTGGAGGACAAGCAGCACCAATTATTCTAACTTCAGGAAGGGGCGTCTAAAAATCTAGTTAATTAGTAAGAAGATGGACAGTTTTAATGCCATTGCATCAATTGCATTTGGAATGATCGCTGCATGGGTCGTGTTTGAAAAGAGTGAAACTTACATTCCTCTTCATACCGATCCAGGTGACGATCCTTCCAAATACTATGCATCACCCATGGAAGTGATGAACGAAACGCTGTATGTAACGAATCCAGAGTCGCTATATGCAGGGTTTAGTTTAGAGCCAGGAAAGCAGGTTCAGAAAATCCCGATTGGTCCTGTCGTTGACAGACTTGGAAATGTCCAGGAGATTCCAGGTCTTCCGGCCAGGGACATCTTGTATCCCATCAAGGAAGATGCAAACTTGGAGATTGAACAGATCCCAGCCCCCGGTTCAGGATCTGGTGGAGTTGAAGTGTTTCCCAATATTTAACCGCTGAACATCTGTTCAGGGTCCATCTTCTCCTTTCCCTTTGAACTTGATCCAGAACCGGACGCCTCTTCGGTGACCTCCTCGACCGTCGCGAGGTTCTTCTTGCGCTCCTCATCACGTTCCTTGATTAGGCGAGCAACCTCGTCGTCTGCCATCTTGACAAGATCCTCCATGCTCTTGTCAGGGTGCTCCTCCTTATACTTCTCAACCAGTTCGGCTGGGTGAGGGATGGGAGCCTCGTCGGGCCTGGTGTAGAACTTTGAGTTCTCGTCGCCCGCCTCCAAGAAAGGCATTTTTGAGCCAGAAGACTTGGCGGTCATATCGTCCTTGCGCTTCTCGAACATCTGCGCGGCGTGCTTCTGGTTCTCCTTATAGCCGTCCATGATTGCCTGAAGACGCTCGTCGGTATACTTGACGTTTGTCATCTCAGAGACAGGTGGAGGAGGTAGAAGAAGCCACTCGTACATGTTCACCACATAGATATCTACAGACGAGTCTATCTCCTGAAGCTCCTTGGCATGCTCCTCTGCCTCGGACTTGGTTCCAAACGCACCACGGATCTTAATCATGAACTCGGTGTGCTTGGCGCCCTCAGCAGGACGAACCCATCCTCCATCAAGATTTCCCACGAACGAAAGGCATGCCCATGACACACCCGGAACAACAACTTTATCCTTGGCAAGACGAGACATTTGTAATATAGTATATAATTTCTTCTTTAATTACAAGATGTCACAGAAGGTACTTATTTATGTGACCATGTGGTTGCTTCTCTTGTCATTCATTGGTGTTACACGGGAACCAAAGAGTTTGACGACCTTGCGTAAAAGATATGGTAAACTTCGTGAAGAGTTCACTAAACTTCCAGAGGAGCACAAGTTTCGAAATTTGGAAGAACCCATTTTGTTGGTGGGGTATCATGGAATGCAGGGAGGACTCTTGGGATTCAACACGAACAAGGGTTCTGAGATTGGACTGTGTGTCGACGGGTGTCCCAATGAACTGATGCACGTCCTTCTACATGAACTTGCCCACGCAACCGTAAAGGAGTATGATCACAGTCCGGCATTCTGGGCGAACTTGGAAGAACT